GTAATTAGCAATGGCAGAAGCAGCAAAAAAAACACCACAAAAGCGTGATGAAAATAAAGGAACCACGTCAGAATCATCAATGGAATTTTTGAATTCACGACAATCAAAAGATATCTATCTTGGATTGTGTGGATATGTTGGATGTGGTATGAGGACAATAAATGAACTCGTTGAAGAAATATCCAAAGATTGGGGTTACAATGTTGTTCATATCCGAATAAGTGCACTTCTTGAAAGTTCATTATATTTTGAACCGGCAGCACTAGCGATATCTAAAAGTAATAATGTTAACAGACATCTAAAACTTCAAGATACTGCCAATAAACTTCGCGCATATTATGACAGAAATGAGCTACTAGCTGAAGCGGCGATTGCCGCAATCTCCGCGGAGAAGAAAAAAATTAATTATACTGATGAGGCCTATAAAGGTACAGTATTCATTATTGATCAATTCAAAAGACCAGAAGAAGTAGAGCTATTCAGGGTCATATATCAGCATAATTTCTACTTATTAGGAGTTTTGCGCGATTTAGATTACCGAATACCGAATCTTATTGCTGACGAATCAACAAAGGATGACCTCCACTTAATTATTAATATTGATAATAAATCCTCTGATACACATGGACAAAGAACTGGAGAAACTATTCTTGATTCTGATTTTTTCATTAAAAATAATTTCAGCCAAAAAAGTGAATTAAAAAAGAAGATTGAACGTTTTTTTGGTCTTATTCATGGTAAAAATGGTTTAACACCGACATTTCACGAAAAAGGCATGTACGCTGCTTTTTCAACATCATTACAATCAGCTTGTCTGTCTCGCCAGGTAGGGGCTGCCCTGTTTGACGATGAAGGGAATTTACTCGCAGTAGGTAAGAACGACGTACCTAAAGCTGGTGGCGGATTGTATAGCAGTGATGATCTTGATAAAGATCATCGATGCGTTCATAAAAGTGGTAAGTGCTATAATGACACAAACAAATTAAAAATTAAAGAACGAATAAGAAATGTATTATCAAATGAAGTCCGTGCTATATTAGGTGTTTCCTTAGGACAAACTGTTGCTGATATTAATCTAACCCGACTTTTAAATAGCTTAGACAAAATTGCAGAAGGTATTTATGAAGATAGTAAAATTTCAAGGGTGATGGAGTATTCCAGATCAATTCATGCTGAAATGGACGTAATTACTTCTATGGCCAGAAAACAAAATGGCGATACTAAAGACAAAATTCTTTATACGACCACTTATCCTTGCCATAACTGTGCAAGACATATCGTCGCTGCAGGAATAAAAAAAGTAGTATATATAGAGCCATTTGATAAAAGCCTTGCTCTTGATCTACATAATGATGCTATAACAAAGAATGAAGAATCATCTAAAGTAATATTTTGTGACTTTGAAGGTATATCACCACGTCGCTACAATAAATTTTTCAGACCAACAGATGAGCGCAAAGATGATAAAACTGGAACGGCGAAAAAATTTAATGTCCGCTACGAAAATCATATAGATGTTCAATATCTTGATGATTACAGAAAATATGAAGTCGCTGTTGCCAAGAAATTTATAAAAGAAATTACCAAACTAGAGTCATAGTAATAACAGACTTCTCTCCTTATTATATTAAAGATAAGGAGAGAAATTTTTATATCCATAATGGTTTACTCTCTATCAATTTTTAAAAAAAATATTCGTAATGAATTAATTGTAACTTGAGAGCTATTGTTATTTTCTGGCTTAGTATCTCAGCTTCCGCCCGAACCAGATAACCAAATTTTATTGAACTCGATCTACAATACTCTATCAACTAAAATCCAAGCTAATATATAAACGATTATCTCGCCATACATCCACCAGCACAACTTTGTTTTATTCCTCCGATTCACAATCCTGTGCCTCCCGCTCCATCTGTTCAGCCAGTTCGCGCTGTTTCACATTCCACACAGAGCCCTGCGGCATTTCAACACGTACATCGAGACGGGTGGATTCCGGCAGGTCACACGGTTCACCGTCCTGATAAAAGATGCGCTCACTTTCCGGGGTGATTTCTTTCAGCCGCCAGTTCTGGAAACGTTCCGGCAAATGCGCATGCTGACGGTGACAGGTTTCGATGATAATACTGCCGTCTTCCTGTACGCGGTCATCGACATAAACCAGCTCAAGGCCGTTGTTATCTTTCGGTACTGAGATACCACCGTTTACGCCCCATGCACCATCTGAGTTATAACCAAGAATGCCGGTAATGTGATATTGGCCGGTGCCGGTACGGCGGACTTCCGCGCCTTCGGATTCGTCGTTGGTTTCGTAGTTACCGTCAGAGTGAATAACGATGACTGGTGAGGATTTTTTCAAAAATCCATTGCTGTCGAATACCACACTGGAACCGATTAAAGCAATCTCCCCACCCCATTTACCACCGGCTGCCCCACTGTTCAAAAAATAGAGGTATCCCTTCCCGTTGTATCCTATGTACATCTGGCCGGTATCGCTGTTGTTACTTCCCGGATAACCGAAATTCATTCCTTTGGCATAGGATATAGACTGTGTACCAGACCACGAACCACGCACGGTAGTCCCCGGAGGAGCAGAGAATACCTCTCGCTGGGCAAAGAAGAAATTATCCCCTACCCACGTTCTGTCAGCTCCCATAACTGCACCCGGTGTTTCCGGTAATTGAAATGACGTTGTATATCCTGATCCGTTACCATCCGGTCGTGAATAGATCGTAATGACCCCGGCCTTCGTTCTGTATACACGTCCCATGCCACCGGCGAAATTGACGGATCCATTTCCGGAAGAGTCAACTCCTCCGGTTACAAGGTGACTAGAATAGGATAATAAATCTTTCATTTTCTCCGTCAGCGCCCTGATGTTCTCAAGCGTCACTTTCTGGCCGTTCGGCAGCTCAATTTCCACCTGACCGGTATCTGTCATCCACTGCTGCATGGCCCGGAGAAAATACACAATATAGCCCTGATTGGCTGACATGGTGCGGGCCGCATCTGAAATGGTATCCGGGACCGTGGTGGCGATGGAGTATTTCGCGCCGCTGAGCGTCACCGGCGCATTGAATGACAACACCAGTTCGGTATCACTGTTTACCGCGCGGATCATCATGTTGACTGGTATTGTGCCGTTCTCAATACAGATAAGCTGGCCGGGGGCTACGCCGTGAATGTTCTTTTTCCACTGCGTACCGGTGCCGGTCACAATCGGTGAACCGGCATTAATGGCTATGGTGCCGTCGGTGTAAATCATGGGTTTTCCTCGAATTTCGGACATAAAAAAACCGCCGGAGCGGTTGTTGGAGGAGATTGTTTATTTTGATTTTAGTTTTTGCGGGTCGAAGTAAGCGACGGTAACGGCGATAATCAGTCCTCTGTACTCTTGCCTTTAACACATGTAATTTTGTCAAATGCATCCATGCGGATCCAACCATGTAACCCCAGAACAGGGTCACCTGTACTGAAAAACCGTTTACTGTCCGGCGCATATTTTGTCAGCTTAGCTGAGTAATGCCGGTTATCCAGCCCCTCAAACATATGCCCGGTGCAATCCACTGGTTTGATGTATACGTTATGGCTGCAGGCTGTCAGCGTGGTTATTGCAGCTAATGTGATTAATTTTGAGATATTCATTCTTATATCCCCGCTGTATCTATTATCATTATATAAAGTGGTATATCACATGATTCAAAAGATTGTGACGCATGCGGTCTGGAATACGTATCAACCAACAGTCGTACTTCCAGTTTAGAACCGTTCATTCGCCAGAAATAAGACTCGAATTCCATATATTCATCATAATTTGTTCTTTTCTGAGCACCACCGCCAAATACAACTGCACAGTTATTACCATTATTAGGCATTGTCATAGACCACATTGTATCAGGCCATAGTTTAAGCCGCTGAACATGCAGTATATTTGCAACGCACCAGTTAGTATTATATACCACCTGATTGGTTAGCGGGTTTATCACAACTATTCCCGTTTTTTGATTACGCACCTTAACAGGAGCGTTGCCAAACTCCCAGATTTCTATATTTCCGCCGGGACCGTCGCGGAAAGGCATCGAGACAAAAGCATTGTTATTCGTATTGTCAAACGCCTGACCGCCTATTCTGACCCAGAATGATGATCTGGCTGCGATCATTTGTGTATTCGGATGAACTCTGGCCGGGAAATAAACCTCTTTAATGGTTCCCTGTCCGGCATCCTGTACTTTCGGACAATGAAACGACTGTTTTCTGATTAACCCTAACGCTATATTAGTACCGTCAATTTGCATCCTGCCGGTGTCACCAAAACATATAAAACCGTGTTTCATGATTTTACACCATATAATATACGCATATAAGTTTCCCTGGCTCTCTGTTCGTCGTTTCGCCTTAAATTACCCTCAAAAATAATAACGCCATTTTCAACCCGGCAATCGCACCAGCCGTTATGATTGAACCAAAAGCTCGGATTAACCCAGACAAAAATCTCCCCCATAGGGAGCAGGTTCCGGTGATCCCAGCTGTATTTAAACTGACCGACCGGTGCAGGATTAATATCATGCCAACCGACGAATCGACCGAGTCTTTTACCGGAATCTAATATTTTATTACCGCGATCATCATATACAATAATCCCGTGAGACATATTAATACCCCGATATATCACCAATAATGACCGTCAGCCGGTTATTGTCATATACTTTAATACCTCCCGCTGTAATACCGGTACCGTTTGTTGTTGTTCCGTCAAAGAACTCAAATTTATTAGCCTTTGCATCCAGAATAAAACCCTGTTTACCCGGCACATAGTTTTCCGACTGCATTTTGTCAGTGACAACCACACTGTTGAGCCATGCCTGATTAATGAACGCCTCACGCATAAAGACCTGTCCGTCCTTCATGTACATGAACAGATCCATCGATTTTTTTACCGGATTATAAAACGCAAACTGCTGCGCGTTAAACCCGATAAGCGTGTTCACCTGACCACCTTTCAGCTCACCCCCGATCACCATACCGGCGGAATAATCCTCACCGTTATAACGGATCCGGACTTTCATATCGTGGACCACCGATGCCTGACCGGATGCCATATCCCACTGCGCCCGGATGGAGTTCTGTGCCATCGCGAAACTGTCGTCTGCAGTCACCTTAACCGCATCCAGTTTCTCTGCAAGTGCAGTCGTTTCCGTGACCGTGTAGTTGCGGACTTCGATAATTTCCGCTTTCATCGCGCCGGTTTCGCGCTGCCAGTAGCCCCACTGGCCGTAGGCGTTGTTGGCGTTGTTGATAATGGCCTCGAAGTTGTCATCCGCCTGCGACTGCAGGTCTTTGATGATTTGAGAGTCGCTCAGTCCGGTGGCCACTTCATCAATAATGTTCGATGCATCGAACTCGGCCACACCGCGTACAAACTCAGTCCAGGGGGACTGGTTACCGGTTTTATCCACCAGCCGGGCACGGAAATAAAACGCGGTACCGGCGGCCAGACCGGCCAGTTCGTGAGAGCGGGACGGATACGGCACATCAGCCAGCAGCAACAGGTTCTGCCCGTCATTGGTTTTGCTGTACTGAATTTCAGTTTTCAGGGTGTCTTCCGTGAATTTCCCGAACTCCCAGTTCAGTTTGATCCCGAATACCAGCGTGGACGCACGGAAGTTCAGCGGCACCGGCGGCTCCCCCACCTTGCCGGTCAGCCGGGTTTCCTCTGAATATCCCCAGCCGCTGAAAATTTCCGCCGCGTTAATTGCCCTGACCCGCACCAGATAGCGGCCTGAATAAACCCCGGGCACATCAAACGAAGTGGTGGCATTGCGCGGCACATTGATCCAGTTACCGTCATCACGCCGCCACTGCGCCTCATAAGCAATCGCGTTCTCTGCCGGTGACCAGGTAACCTGCATGGTTTCAATGTTGATCCCCTGATTCACGACAGAATAAGAGCTGATGGTGATATCTTTCGGCGGGAACTGGTTGCCGAGCGGAATAACACTGACTGGCCGTTCATCGAGTACCGCGCCGGTATCTATCCGGTCGTATTTGTCCGGATCATGCATGGCCGCCGATATCGTGAACGTGCCATCGTCATTTTCAGTCACGCTCACCACCCGGTACTGCTGGGCGTACAGCTCGTCTGATTCTGTCACCCAGACACATTCCGGTTCCGGCGTTTCGCTGTATTCCGTGGTAACGGTGATCACGTTATCCGTGACCATCTGAATAGTACGGGCCTGTGATTTACCGGACGGCAGGTTCAGCATCAGCCGGTCACCCGGCGCGGCATCCGGTTTGCGGTCGAGGGTGATACTCCGGCCATTCACCGCACTGACGCGGCCGCCGGTGACTTTCCCGGACAGGTTTTCATCCGCCACTGCAATAATGTAGCCCGGCTGCGGAATGTTGCCGTCCAGTCCCACACCGAATGTCACCACCCGGTCTTTATTGTTCGTGAGTATCCCCCAGCGGCCTTTGCGGTTGGCCTCTGACTGGCGTGTACAGCCGATTGCCGTCATTTCCAGCTGATTAAAGCCGAACCGGTAAACCAGTTCATTTTCAAACACCGGCTCCATCGCGTCAGCATAACCGTTCAGCGGATCTGAGTACGATACCAGCGCGGAGGAATAGCGGGCCTTACTGCTGCTGCCGGAATAGGTAAAACGACCGTCCAGCACGTTGGCTTTGGTGTAGCTGTAATCAATGTCGCGCGGCATATCCGCCAGGGTGATAATCTGGTTTCCGCCCCAGTAGGTCATGCCCCGGAAGATAGCCGCAAAGTCACGCAGCACGATATAAGCTTCATTGCGATCCTGGACATACACGTCACAGATATAGCGTGGCTCAGTACCGCTGCCGCCCTTGCCATCCGGTACCGGCTGATCACAATACTGCGCAACACGGTACAACTCCCATTTATCGATATTCTGAATTTTAATACGGTCACCGAGGCCGAAACGATCGGAAATCACGATATCGTAAAAGACCCAGGCGGGGTTATTGGTCCATGCCCATTTAAACGAACCATCCCAGGTACCGGAATACGTCCGGTGCTCCGGGTCATAGTTTGACGGTACACGGATGATCCGCATCTTCGGCTCGCAGGTGACCTGCGGGATGGAGCCGTTAAACTGTTTTGAGTCAAACTCAATATACAGCAGCGCGGTGTGCGGATAGGTCAGTTTGGCATCAATTACCTCGGTGTAACTCTGCAGCACCAGGGTGTCACCAATTTTAGCGCTGTTGGCATCTGCCGTGATTTTACGCACACGCAGTGTCCAGGATGTGGCCGACTGCGGCAGATCAATGCGGTGGGTACGCTCATAACCGGTAGTTGTTTTGCCCTTTACACGTCCGTCCACAACGGTTTTCCAGCTCCCGCCGTCAGTCTGTAAATCAATGGCGTATGCCACCTCGTTACCGACCATATCCCCGTTATCCTCCTGGCGGAACAGGGACGGCCATTTCAGGCGGACGCGGACCGCAGACAGCTGCGAATTAGTGAATGCGTGTGCCCACGGCGTGCTGCTCTGCACGGTGGTACCAACGGTGATTTCATTCTCCGCCGCAGGCATCCCCTGTATATAGGTTTGCGCCTGAGTGCCGGGACGGTATTCCCACACCACGCCGGGGAAATTTTCCGACCCGTCAGCATTCAGCAGCGGCGTACCATCCAGAAAAATAGTCTTCCCGGTCAGCTCACCGGCAAATTCCCCTTCACCGAGGGCAATCAGCAATTTGGCTTTGGCTACGGACTGTAAATCGTCCGGTTGTTCGACGGGCGTGCGCGGGCTGCCACCGCCGCCTTTGCGGCCTGTGATTTGTGTCATTGTGGATTTCCTGCTGAATAACTGAAGGAAAAGTTACTGCTGATCTTCGACGTAAATTCCGGCTGAGATAACGGCCCCGCCGATGCGGCGCTTACCGTAACCGATCGGTACCGGGTAGCCCTGAGAAACAGTGTTCGTTGGAGCACCGAACGCATAGGACGGTTTATTTTCGCCCTGGTCTTTCATGGCAAGACCTCCCGGCTGCGGGGACAACATCTGGATTATACCGCCCAGCATCATGGATACACCTGTCATGGCCAGCCCGGTATGCATCGCTCCCCATGCTGCCACTGACGCACCGCCTGTCCAGAACGCAGCAGCCACCATCACCGCGCCGAAAATAACCTGCAGCAATCCCCCGCGCTTGCTGCCGATCACAACAGGCACAATCCGGATAACATCATCCGTCACCGGAAAACCGAGGTCATCCACCCCGATATTCTTTTTCCCGCGAAATACCGCATACGTTAAGCCGCGGGATTTACTGGTATTCAGGTAACGTTCAAAGCCAGGGATAGTACAGCACAATGCACGTACCGCTTCCGAGGTTGTGCTGACCAGGCGCTGATGTGTTTTGCCGAAAGTCTTACCCAGCACACCACCAAGTATAATTTTCACCATAATTTCCTGTGACATATTTACCCCGTAAAAAAACCGCCGGAGCGGGTCATATCAGTTGCTCATGATGCAGTACCATAACTGTGCGGTCGCGCCAGTAACCGCCATACGGTACCCGCTGGCTCAGGTGACCGTATAAATGATGCAACAGCATATTATCAGGCAGCAAAATACCGGCATGATTGGCAACCGGTGCCTGCACCTGCATCACGATAACATCACCGGGTTGCGGATCGTCAACCTGAATAAATCCCGCCTCCCGCCAGTTATCGGCGTACCGGTTCTCACCCTGTTCCCACCAGGGATAATCCACCCGGTAATCCGGCAGCTCAATGCCGTGTTCCTGCCGGAACCAACTCATCACCAGCCCCCAGCAGTCCGTAAACCCGAGCACAAACGGTCGACCAAGTAATGGCAGCTCGCCGCGCGGCTGAACAGTCCGCAGATCCCCCTCCGGCCAGCTGACGATGTACCACGGCACGCCAAGGGCATCACACTGTGCTTTATCCAGTTCTGACGGCTGAGTGGTAGCATCCGGGTGACTGTGCACAATACCGGTCACCGTACCCCAATCCTCAGCAGCGGCGTAATCCTCCGGTGATAATACGAAGTGCTCTTCCGGCGTGGCCGCGACATTGCGGCAGGGAAAGTATTTCACCACCCGGGATTTTTGCGCGATCACCCCACAGCATTCGCGGGGATACTCACGTTCGGCATGTGAAAAAATGGCTGCCTGGATATTTTTGCGCATCCCTATTTCCTCAGTAGTGATGTTCCCGGAAAGCCGCCGAACGGGATCGGATTATTTTTCCCGAAACGGGGGAAGCAACCGGTATTCAGCATACCGCTGCACTGATCCTGTGCCGGAGCATCCACTCGATTGCCGTGCTTATCGAAATACCCGTTCTGACCGGCATAATCACAGCCGTCACCGGATTTGTATTTGCCGCGTATGCACCAGGTACACATTGCATGCAGTTGCCGCGTCGGGATCAACACCCCCTGCAAATCCATCGGACTGGCTAAATCAAACTCGATAACCTCATTGGTTTCCGAGGATTTGCTGTCGATATAAAAGACCGAGACTTTTTCCTGGGTAGGATCTGCCGCCGGGTTACCATCCGGAAAATTCGCCGCATCCAGATAATGAGCCAGCGTATCGTGTATCGTGACTTTAGCCTTCAGCATGTCATCATATGCCAGACACAGCGCAGTCACCGAACCGTCCAGATTTGCCACCGATAACTTCGGCTGCGCACCGGATCCGGTTGTTGATGCTTCCAGCCCCTCAATCTGTACCGGCCACGCGCGATACTCTTCTCCCTGCCACCATATGGATTTCGCCGGTAATTTTTCCGGATCACCCCCAGCGGCAGTAATTTCTGCCTCTGTATGTGGGATGTTGTATGCATGGAACCGCAAAATATCCGGCGCACCGAATACGGTACCGTCAACCTCAAAAAGCCGGACGGCATTACCCGGAGCCAACTTCTGGTAGTCATTTGTGATCATGGTTTAAATGCCTGGGTAAAAGTGAGAGAAAGTGAATAGTTGTCACCGCCGAGCGGGATGAGCTTATGTTCGTCGCACCGGTACAGACCGACCGGCTCAAGCGGGGGGTTCCACTGAAAAGCCTTTATACCGCCGTGACGGTCGATAAACTGACGGATAGCCGCGATATACTCCCCGCGACCGGTAAATTCCAGTGACCACTTCTGGCTGCGGGGGTTAATGCCGTCACCGGATACCTGCTCATAACCATCACCGAACTTCGCCCTGCGGGTTTTATAGGTGATGTCCTCCGTGGGATTAACACGGGGACACCAGGTGAAAATTTCAATCATTGACGGCCCCCTTTCGCAACCGACCAGATGGCACCGCCGGGCCGCAGATCTGTATTAATCAGCGCCCGGTAACGCTGGTCTACATACTGCCCAATCTCCCGGCCAAACTGTTCATAACCAGCTGACGACTGCGTCTGGCTGCTGCCGTTACTGTCAATGGTAATAAACACCTGTGGTGCTGCAGAACCGGTATTCTGATTTCTGCCGATCGCCCGGACACCGAGAGAGCCATCCGCCGCCCGTGTTAACGGCATAATCGCTTCCGGTCCGGCCTCACCCATCAGCCCGGCACCTTTGGCAAACGCAAAATAAGTCGGGGTGCTGACTATCTGATTACTGTACGCACTCAGGCCCGGGGAGTCATAAACTCCGCCTTTGGCATTTGCCGCGGCACCTCCCAGGAAGTTACCGACAGCACCAATCCAGCCACCGGCATCTGACATGGATTTCAGGCTGTTCACGATGGCAGCGTTGACCAGTATTTTCTGGATGGATTTAAGGACATCTGTTGACCAGTCGCGCCAGCTGGCTTTATTTCCGTTCAGCATGTCAGTGATGTTATTCACCATACCGCCCATGGCGCTCTGCACTGCTGATGCGGTTTGCTCCGCATAATCTCCGGCCTCAGCAACCCAGTCTTCCATCCCCCGGGTAACCCCGCTGGTCCAGTCAGACTGAACCTCCTTTATTTTCTGATATTTCAGGTTGAGCGCATCAATCTCGCGGTTATAGGCTTCGGTCGCACTTTTTCCCTGATCCGATTTGGCATAAACACGATCAATCTGCTGACGCTCATCGTAAAGACTGCGCCGGTTTCCGCCCATTCCCCGGGTTTTATCAATTTGCTCCGCTTCGTCACTGAATTTCCGGGCTCCGTCACGCATCGCTTTCAGCGCATCATCCATTTCACGCTGCTTTCTGACCGCCTCATCGGCCTTTTGTGTCCATTCAGCCAGAACAACAGAGGATGCGCGGATCGCTTTTCGCTGCTCATCCGTCCATTTGGTACCGGCCTCATGCGCAGCCGCATACAGCTCTGCGGCCTTCTCTCCCTGCGTGGCCCTGACTTTCTGAACCTCCGTAGCCACACTCAGATCCGCCATTTTACGGGCATACTGCTCCGCCTGACGTTCCGCTTCTTTCTGCTCTTTATTGAAAGCACTCTGGGCGATTTTACCCGCTTTCAGTTCCTTACTCAGCTTTTCCTGATTCCGGTAGGCTGCCACCTGATTATCAATGTATTTCTGCCGGTTATCGGCAAATTCGGGTTTATTCAGCAGACCGATATCATCTGCGGCAAACTCAGCCTGCCGGATAACACGGGCTTCCCCGGTCAGTGCGGACAGTTCTTTGTCCCGCTCTGATTTCTGAATGAAATCCTGCTGTTTTTCGCTGAGAGGCGCTGCCGGGATACGCATCGGGCTGTTAACCAGAGCCAGACGGTTAGTCAGGATCTGATTTCCGGCAGACATTATCCGGTTAAATTCGCTATGCTCCGCATTCACCATCAGTAATGAATGACGCATATTATTCTGGGCAGCAGACTGCTGACGAATAAGAAAATCACGCTGACTTTCGACCGCCTTCAGCGCTGACTGAATCTCTTCCGATTTTTTGCTCAGCTCATTGAGCCTGCTCTGTTCAACAGAAAGTTCATCCTGCGCAGCCGCCAGGGATTTAACCGCATCCTCCTGACTGATCAGATGATTAATCAGATAGCCGTTGATACTTGGTCCCGGTGAGGCCAGCATCTGCTGATACCCGGCTATCTCTGATTTTAATCCCTCGACTTTCTGACGCTGCTCATCAACCAGTTTATTTTGCGCCGCCAGAGCTTCTTTGGTTTTCCCCGCATTATCTGACATTTCCGGCAACGTCATTTTGTTCAGATTTGACAGAACCTGATCGATAGCCCCGGCATATTCAAGCGCCGATTGTCTCGCCTGCTCCTGCTTTTGGTACATCGTGTACCAGGCACCGGCCCCCAGCATCACCAGTCCGGGTATCCCGCCGATAAGGCCGAGCGCCCCGCCCAGGAGACGGGTGCCGACAGACGTGACATTGTTCAGGTTATTCTGGGCAATATTGCGGGCATTCACGTTACGGGCAACGGAGGCCTGAGCGGCAGCCAGCCGCTTTTCTGCGGCAGCCTGTGCATCCGTGCCACGTGATGCGGTGAGTGCCTGCTGTGTCCGGTATTCTGCCGCACGCGCTCTGGCAACCGCAATTTGTGTCCCGCGCAGCTGGGCCTGCGCAAGAGCGATCTCGCCTTTTGCGGCACCGGCCACCCCGATGGTTGCTTTGGTCACACTGGCGGTCAGCCCGCCGAAATACCGTGCAAGGCCAACCCCGACCAGTGCCCCTGCAACAGTGGCGATGGTGTCTATATTTCCTGCAATACCATTCAGTGCACCAGTCAGTGTGCTGGTTGCGCCCGATGCCTCATTAGCCCCGCCCACCCACGCCATAAAGGCATTTTCCACCTTTTGCGAAGCCATACTGACGGTCTGTGGTAACTGCTCAAATTCTTTTCTGAGTTGCTCCGTATTTGTCAGGATCGGAACGATTTTATCGGTAGTCAGTTGCCCGCTCTGCGCCATATCGCGCAGCCCGCCGATGGTGGTCCCCATCCCGTCCGCCAGCAGTTTTGCCAGCCGTCCGCCGTTCTCCATCACCGCGTTAAATTCTTCACCGCGCAGAACACCGGAAGCCAGTGCCTGACTGAGTTGAGTAATAACAGAGCTGGCTTCTTCGGTGCTTGCACCGGACAGCTTCAGTGAGGTTGCGATGGTTTCAGTGACTTTTGCCACATCCCCGGAGGCATAACCCGCATCACGCATCGACTGTGCAATACGGGCGTACAGGTTGGTATTTGACGCCAGTGATGTGCCGGTACGCTGGCTCAGTGACATCAGTTCCTGCTGAGCACGGCTGAAATCCTCCGCAGACACAGAGGCCAGTTTCAGGCGACCGCTTAACTGGCTCCAGGTATCGGCATAACTGATAAGCTGCTGCGTGGCAAAAGCACCGGCCATGGCCCCCATTACGCCGGTTACTGTCGATTTTATTGATGACAGTTCATTATTCAGTTCACTGATTGCCCGTTTCGTTTCACGTGATGCCGATGCTGCTTTGCGTCCGCCCTGCTCCAGCGTCCGGTAATAGTTCTCCCCCATCCGTGAAGCGCGCGCTATTTCAGACTGAAACGAGGAGGAATTTGCCGATATTTTAATAATAAGCTCACGAAGCTTTGCCATTACGTCCTCTGCTATGTCAGTACAATCAGCTTTCAGATACCGATTTCAGAAAACCCTCCAGCCCGTCACCTGCCTCACCGCTATCCGTTTTTCCCCATTGCAGCATCGCATCATTCAGGCTGAGTTTGCCGCCCTGTGCGCCGTACAGCGATGAGACAATATGGGCCGTCTGTATGTCACTGCGGATGTCCCCGATCGGACTGAGGCGGTCAAAAGCCATCCACATGGTCAGCTCACCGGCGCTCATCGTTCTGGTCAGTTCATCCACTGTGCGCCCCATCCGGAGCGCAAGTGTCATCAGAAAAAACATACCGGGCTGCGCTACTTTTTTTCCGCTTCATCCGGCGTGGTCATCAGATCAAGCGCCTGTTTCAGCAGACGGGCATGAACCGGCCCGTAAACAGCCATCACTTCTTCAGTGTCGTCATCACTGAACACCCGCTCTTTATCTTCATCCAGCAGCACATCAGAAAACATCACCACATCTGCACGCAGATTGCGCTGCGCCTGTTCTGCCTCTGACAATTTTTCATCACCGTCTGCGCCGGTATTCATCAGCTCACGCCATCTGAGCCAGGCTGCCGAAGACGGTTCCCGCAGAATAACGGTGACGCCGCTCCATTCAGGTACCTTCACCATCTTTGAACGGAAGGCGTTTTTTGGACTGAGTGCCAGTTCTTTTAATGACAGTTTCGGATTCGCCACGGCTTATTCCCTCTTTCCCGACTCAGTTACCGCCCCGTTTTTCAGCGGAACAGGCTTACCTTTCATGCGCAGCGTGAAAGACGCGGTGACCAGCCCGCTGGTTGCCGCACTCCAGCTGTTCTGACGGACTTCTGCCAGGAAGGCATAACCATTACCTGACGGAAATTCCACTTTGAACGCATGAATAGTATCTTTGTCATAGGCAGTACGCAGAACTTCCTGGCCTTCATCCGGTGACCAGTTACCGGAGATCGTGATTTCCCCCGGAGAGGCCAGCCCGTTGGTCATTTCCTGCTCCGTTGAGCACAGGGTTGTGACATCAATATCCGACTTCTGACCACCGGTATAACTGATCTCTTTGGCCGCACAGGCCAGCGGCAGAAATTCTGCGGATGCGGGGTTCACTTCTGTTGCAGGCAGCTTTGAAATACTGATTTTCGTGCCCTGCGTTTTTTCATATTTGCTCGGCATGGTTATTTTCCTGTAAGCATAAAAAAAGCTGCCGCAGCAGCTTGTTGTTCAAGATTACGTTATTGCCAGACCTGACACTCCAGCGTGGCCCGGTAAAGCGAGGTATCCGCTTCATAGCCCTGCTTTTCTGTGAACTCCGCCGGTGAAAGCGGAGAAACAGCAGCAACAGACAGTTCACGGATCCGGCGGGCTTCATCGATGGTTTTTGCATACACATCAATCTGGATATTGGTCATTGTCTCAGCACGACCGCACAGCACATCGCCGCCGGTATCATAAAGTGAAAAAACACACCACGGCGGCTGAATTTTAGGCTCATCCTGCGGAGCCACATACGGGAAAACCCTGCCCGGCAGCACTGGGGCAAGTAAAGAAAACAAATCAGATTCTTTCATCCGCTCAGCACCTTATCGATAGCCTGACTGAGTTTACTCAGTGCCAGATCCGCTGCCTCATCCGCTTTACCGTCAAATGCCGGACGGATAAACGGTTGTGGTGCCATTTTTGATGTACCGTTTTCCAGGAAACGCCAGTAAAACGCATTACGCGGGTCGTCCGTTTTCAGTGTGTTATCACTGTTGGTTCCTGCGGCGTTGGTTCCCCGGATGTATACACCAGAGACAACCTCACCTTTATAACGGCTCCGCTGACCGCCGGTAACGATATTACGCGCCAGTTTTCCGGTCCTGACAGGAGCGCTCCGCCGGACCTCATCCCGCAGCATATCCGCTGCGGCTTTCGTCGCTTCCCGTAGCACACGGGTATTTTCAGCCCGGCTGAGTGATTCCAGATCACGGGACAGTTCAGCAAAACCGGACAAATCCAGCCCCATATCAGCCATCTTTCACCCCCTGTTTACACAGCAGTTCCAGCCGGGTAAATTTCACATCCGGGATCACAGCCTGAATATCGTAGACCTGACCGCGATATACCATCCGGCATGCGGGATGAATATCCGGCCGGTACCGCATCCATACACGAACAGTGATTTCTGACATTTCCGCTCCGGCGGTCAGCAGTTCCCGGCCACTGACGGGTCTGACTTCCGCATTCACAGCCGGGCCAATATCAACCCATAACTTTTCTCTCTGGCCAGACGGGAGTATTGTGATTTCAGCTCTCTGAAATACAACAATATGTCTCAGACGACCAGCCTGCATAATTTCATCCTTACGGCCTGCGCCGGTAATCTCTTAAATGGCGGTACAAAGAGTCCGGTAATGACTGCCCCTCCCGGTTTTCATACCAAAATCCGACCATCTGTTTTAATCTGAGCACTATATCCGCACTTAAAAACAAGGTATCAGGGTCGTCTTTATCAGGTTTTTCCGGGGTAAGCTTTCTGTTAGTGACCCGCTCAACTTCTGATACGGCAGCACTCAAAAATTGCAGTAAAAGATCATTATCATGGTCACCATCGATATAGCATTGCCTTTTCAGCTCTTCAATTGTCGGTAATGACATGAAACCCTCCGGAAAAGCGGCATCTCTGCCGCCGTAATTAATCAGCCTCCTGCACCTGCAGCTTTCAGTAATTTCACAGCATTACTGTCCACCATCATGCTGCCGACACGCTTCGTGGTATAGAAATGCACAAACGGCTTGTTGGTGTACGGATCGCGCAGCATACGGATGCCGATACGATCCAGGATGGTGTAGCAGCGTCTGAAGTTACCGAACGCCAGCGGAACAGCACCGGCAGCCATATCAGCAAACTGCTCATTTTCCGCAATACCATATCCCAGTAATGCAGACGGCTGACCCAATTGCAGGCCCGGCTGCCACAGGTAATTTCCCTAGGAATCCTTCAGTGTGCGCACTTTGAATAACGTATTGTTATTCATCATAAACTTAGCACCGTTACGGTATGGTTTTCGCAGGGTATAAATCAGTTTCATCACTTCATCAGCGGTCAGTTCGGTCGGTTTCTTCAGCAACAGGTGTTGCAATTTGCCCCAGTCACGCTCCTTATCCGCTTTATCATCACTGCCGTAGGCCAGCAATCCTTTGGGCTTTTTGCTGCCGTCTCCGCTGGTGAATGCCGCTTCTTCCTGCGCTGCAAATTCAGTTGTCAGTTCACCGGTAATGAACTGCTCAACGTTGAAAAAGGCATCATCCAGCATGGTCTGAGTCGCCGCCGGATTGCCGTAAATTTCCCCCCACACCGGTTCAATGGTACCGAGTTTTGACGTGCTGGTTTCCGGACGGGCATCAGTCTCACCAACCCAACCGCTGCCGGTACCTCCCATATTCACGAGGCGCTTGTAATTCGGCGTGCCGACTGAGACAACATTACATTCCTGACGCATAATGACTTCGTCACGCAGAGCAGAAATAATATTGCGATCCAGTTCTTCCGGCACGGCATAACCACCGTCAGGATCAGAACCAATCTGCATGGCTTTCTGTTCCAGTTCGGCCAGGCCGTCATCCTTACCTTTGCGGACAAACAGTTCGAATGCACTTTTGTGCTCAGCAACATCTTTGTTTGCCACACCACCTGCCGGGCGTTTCACGGCCGCCAGCTCAGCTTCCAGCGACGATTTCAGCTCGTCCAGTTCGGATAATCTGCCGTTCAGCGTTTCCACTGACTCGGCCAGTCTGCCTTTTTCTGATTCGATGGCATCAATACGTTTGTCATTTTTTGACTTAAATTCTTCAAATGACGCTTTCAGCTCTTTTGCCACTTCACTGATATCTTTATGATCAACAGCCATAACAGCCCCTTACTGATTAAAATTAATGGATTTAAGTGTTTCCAGTGCATCTTCCTCTGCGTCACAGAGAGAGAGAGCATGGTAGCCGTCGGCCATAAATGCCTTAGCCTGTGTCCGCGACAGTCCGGCATCACGCAGGACGCGCTCAATACTTTTTTGTGACGGGATGTCACCACGGGCAAATGCCGATTTAACATCACTGACCCGGGCTTCATCATTGGACGGGAAGGTCACCAGGCTCACTTCCCACAGATCGATTTCTTTCAGGAGAAACGCCCCTTTACTCCGGTCGTACTCCCAGTCTTTCAGGATGTAGCCAATAGAAAGGCCGGATAATGATCCGGCCTTCAGATGTGCATGAGCCCGTTTTGACAGCGGGTCATCCTCGATAAGCAGCCGCCCTTTGACATACAGGCCGGTATCATCCTCCCGCATTTCGGTATACACACCGACCGGTTCGGAAATTTGGTGCTGCCAGAGCATGGCCGGAAGACCGCCCTTCTCTCGCCATTCACTAAGTGATGCCTGAAAAGCACCCGGCACAACAATATCGCTGTAGCTGTCCTTCACGCCGAAAACCGATCCGTATCCTTCAAATTCGCCGGTTTCAGTGACCGACTTTATTTTCAGCGGTATGTCCAGCCGCTGTTTAGTCATCATCGACATCCTGCTTTTCCTCTTTTTCCGGGCTGCTCTCAGGCTTTGTGGTCATGTTCATCGGTGTCAGCCAGATATCACCACCTTCACGCGGGTTGAGCTCTTCCAGTTCACGGCATTCATTGGGTGAATAGATCCCCCAGTTAATACCGGTGGCATAAGCATCAAACCGTGATTTCATATCTCCGCGTAACAATGCCCCTGCGTTGAATTTTGCGTAAAAAACACCCTGTTTTGATGGTTTCACCAGTCCGGCATTGATACGTTGTTCTATTCGGGTCAGATAAGGCACCAGAGAATAATTGATAAAACCAATCCCGAGATTCTCAATGTTATTGAAGGTAGCCCGATCTGTGTTCTGAATCATATGCAGCGGCACACGGAAAATACGGCAGATTTCCTCCAGCTGGAATTTGCGGGTCTCAAGGAACTGTGCGTCTTCCGATGTCATGCTGATTTGCTCCCATTTCAGGCCCATCTCAAGGATCATGGGTTTATGTGCATTAGCCAGTCCCTGATGCCGGTTTTCAAAGTCGGTTTTCAGCCGCTCATAGGCATCGTCTTTCAGGTACTGGTCAGTTTGCAGGACACCGCTGGTTACCGCGCCGTTCCCGAACAGACGTGAGCCGTGCTCCTCCGTTGCCAGCCCCAGCCCGACCGCCTGTTTTGCATACGCTATCGGACTGAGTCCGGTTAATCCGTCCAGGGTGAAAATCCGCACATGCCAGATATCATCCTGTGTCAGCGTGTCGTGCCTTCCGTCCGGAAAAATAACCTGATATTCAGGTTCCCACTTACTGTTCAGTTTTGGAGTAACTGAAGACGGATCCAGCGGCAGCAGCTCCACCACCTCACCCAGCGCTTTGACTTTGTAAGCATAAAAATTGCCGCGCAGACACAGGCAGGCGATCAGTAATTCCCAGAACTCCTGCGGTGTCATGTAATTATTGGGGTTTACAGATAAAAGCCGGTTAAGCCGTTCACGGACAGCCCGGCGGTTGCCTGTCTCCAGCTGTTCATACAGAGAACACGGTAGCATTCCGACTGATTCCGCCAGCACGCGAACGCAGCTGAATACTGCGGTAAGCTGCATCGCCAGTTGCGGACTGACGCGACGGCCGGAATAGGTGTCATAGGTCAGACCGATCATTTCGCTGAGCTCTGACGAACTCATACCCGTATCGGATTTTCTGAATAAACCGGGAAAGAACATTATGATCCTCCGTTGTTATTCAGGCTTCCCGCTGATTTTGATACCAGATATGACCAGAGCAGGCATAAACCGCCGGCAGTGATAAACCCGGCAGCAGGCATCAGCAGCCAGGCACCGAACGCCAGCAGACAGGCACCCGCAACCCCCACCAGCAGGGCGGTAATAGTCAGTAATTTCATTGGATTTCCTCAGAGTGAACGTAAGCCCCTGGAAGATAAAACATCGGACAGACTTTGTTCCTGTTCCCCGCCGTTCACCATCTGGCGTGATTTGGCAGTAAACAGGGCAAACGGCCCGTCAATTTTGTTTTCCGGTGTCGATTTGTTCGGGAAAATGTTGTCATTTCTGTCCGGTTTTACCGTCACGTTAGACATCATCCAGGACATTACCGGGTTGTGGTCATGGTGAAATTTGCCGGAATATACATCGGCCTGAACGGTTTTCATCGATTCAGACAGGTTTTTCACCGTCTGCGCCACCTCCACCAGCGGAATACCTTCTTCCGCCAGGCGGCGGGAGAACTGAACGGCACTCCACGGGTCAAAACCGAGTTCACGTAAATCCTCACCTTCGCACCATGCCAGAATGTCGGCTTTGATGATATCGTGATCGACAACCTCACCGTCCGTCAGTTCAAGATAACCGGCAGCTCCCCATTTCCGGTACAGGTCAGCGATATGCTTCGGTGCAGTTACCACTCTGTCCTCCGGCAGCCAGAATTTGCACTTCATATGCAGTTGTCCGCGCGGATCCTCATACACTTTAACGGCTGCGGTCACATCGATTTTGTTTGACAGATCCACACCAACCCAGACCGGGTAATTTTTCAGCTCATCATCCGGCGCATTTTCAGGGCAGTTGTCCCACTTACCGGTATCCATCCAGGCGGATTCGGCATTCACCCACATATTGAGGTGCTTGGTCAGGAAATTAGGCCGGGCCGCAATCTGCTCTTTTGCCTTTTTCGCCAGGCGGCGCATATCGTCAAAACGCTTACAGACACCCAGCCCCGGATTGGCTTTTATCCAGATGCTTTCATCGAACGGGTCATCATCCTCATCCTGTGTATAAATTGCCGCGAAAAAGGTGTCATCCTCCACCACGCCCCGCAACACCTTGATGGCGTAATCCCGCAGTTCGTAGCAGATACCCTCGCGGTTAAATCCCGCTGTGGTGATCGCAAACAGCAGGGATTGAAGACGGGCACCGGTCGCGGTTTCCAGCACATCCCACACATCACGGGTTTTGTGGGCATGAAGTTCGTCCACAATGCCGCAGTGAATATTCAGGCCGTCGAGGTTATTTGCGTCACTGGACAGCGGCTCAAACTTGGATGCAGACCGCTCCTGATAAATCGCCAGCTTATTAAATTCAAACAGGCGGCCGAGTGAGCTTTTGGCCTTTTTGACCATGTTTTTCGCATCTTCAAACACAATACGGGCCTGGTCACGGGTGGTGGCAGCCGAGTAAACCTCGGCGCCACCCTCACCGTCAGCGCCGGTCATGTACAGACCGATACCGGATGAGAGGGTGGATTTAGCGTTTTTACGTGCAACTTCGTTATAGGCCGTCCGGAACCGGCGAACCAGCACCGGGTCCCCGTCATCGTCGTACTGAGCCTCGCCGGTGAGTTCATCAACCAGCGGGATTACAAAACCAAAAATATTAATCAGAATAAAGGTATGCCACGGCATCAGCTCAATCGGCTTACCTGCCAGCGCCCCTTTGACATGCGGGACGAACCGGTAAAAATCCAGAATATGCCGAGCGCGTTCCTCCATGAAATAAATACCGCGCTCAGGGCCGTATTCCAGATCATCAAGAAACCGCTGACACGCCAGGCGTATCAGTTCGCCCGTAACTATTTCTCCGGCAACCACCTGCTCGGCGTACCGGATCCCGTCTGCTACGGTTGCCATTCATCATTTTCTTTGTTTCAGAAATGCCTCGAAAGGGTCTTCTTCGGCTGGTGTGTTAATCGTTACCTTCTGCCGGGCTGCCGGGGTCATACCGAACTCGGAGAGCATCGCGCGGATCCGTTTCCATGCATCAGCTTTCATTGCCGCCACCGGGTGTGCTTTTATCAGTGGTCCGCCATCACTCTGTGTTGTGTAGGTATAACCTTCTTCGTCCAGGGTATCGCAGTGTTGCCGGTATTCGGTGTATGCCTCGATCAGCAGCTCCAGCGCTTTGGCATCCATCGAACTCATCACGCCCATGGCATCGAGTTCTTCCCCTATCCGCTTAAACCAGTATTTCCCCTGCTTGGTAAAATATTTCGGTGTTGGGGGTACCCCTGACGGTGGTTTTGGTTCTTTTTTATTGATCGGGCGTTTTGATGGGTTACCCCTGACCAAACGCAGATGTGTCGGGGTTCTTGGTGGTCCTGACATAATAGATATCTCCTGTTAATACATGCTGGAGGAACCCCAAAAAAAGTTTTCTAACCTGCGGCGATGTGAAAAAAGGCAAGGCGGCGGTCCTCAGGCGGTGGGGCGACAGAGATTTGACCTCCCCCTCCCCTGTGCATTGTTGCGGTTCAGCCGCGATTGCGCTCTGTCACCGTCTTGCGGTAATGACATGGCCAGCACAGGCTTTGCAGATTGCTTTCCGCATCGGTTCCCCCATGTGCTTTGGGAGTGATGTGGTCGACTGTCTTCGCCTCGGTTACCCGTCCTTCACGCAGGCACTGCTGGCACAAATGCTTATCCCGGCTCAGAACCACCAGCCGCAGCCTGTCCCATTTGGTGCCGTAGCCACGTTCGTGTCGACTCTTGCCCTGCTGATGGTTCTCCCACCCTGTATTGCGGTGTTCTTCGCAGTATCCGCTGCGGTCTGTGGTTGTCTTTGCGCAGCCTCGCTTGCGACAGGCGCGTGGTATACGTGGTGGCATAGATTTCCCCAATAAAAAACCCGCCGGAGCGGGTTATGTATTTGTTACGGTCTTTGCCAGGTAGCTCTGTGTTTTTTGCATTCCCGCATTACGGTGCTGATACTTCTCCCCGGCGGAGATTCCATTGCTACAGTCTGCTGGAATGATCCTCTCTTTGGCGGGTCAAGGTACTCAAATGTTAGCTCTCCGACTTTAGCCCACAGATAACAGTCTATTCCGCCAACTACTGACTTAATTTCCGCTGATACGATCGCTATTGTTACATCGCCACCGTGCTCCCCCATGATTTCATATTTCAAAAAATCATTGTCGTCATTGTCTATGTATATAGTTTTAAGCACATTATGCAGAATCATACAATTTCTCACCATTGTGGCATGTACCCCGATACTACATGATGGCGGCAGACTTTCATAAGTCTCTATTAACACCACCCGTAAACGACCGTTTGCAGAGTTTGATAAAATGGTTCGTTGCTCATATCTGAGCATAGGACATAAAAAATACCACTGGGCAGTCTATTGGAGTGTTACTGCATAGTTATGTGGTTGGTCAGCAGGATAAATCATTCGCATCCCTGATTTGCCGAAAGCCTGAATACAGCGAGCCTCGAAATCCTTATAGTCAAGCGTTGTTGATTAGTACGCGAGGTTGCCTGCATATTGAACATCGCAGTTAGAATAAACATTCTTCTTCAATTGCATTACATCCCTGTTTTACAATGATTTTTTGATTTTTTAATCACATTGAAATTACGGAGGTACTGAGGGTATACTCAGTACGAAAATAACAATAACTATTTCCTGAATCTTCCATATGCGCCCCTTTATTCTGGGGCTTTTTTTTGCCTCTCCGCTTCTATCTCCCGTATTGCCTTCTTATCATGATTGCAGTTGGCAATGTATTTCATGGCATCGGCCAGCAGCTCAACTGCGCCACCGAACGTCAGATCATCCGGTATCTCTACCTGCTCACAATCAGCGGTCAGTTGTGGCGGAATCGGTATCACCGGTGCGGGTATTAATTCCGGTCGCGTATCTGCGCAACTCACTGACAGCATCAGCGGGAACAGAAACAGCAGCGCATTCACTGCCCTTAAATATTGTTTTGATAACCGTCTTAACGTTGGCATGCTCTGTGTCCTCAACCTGTTTGGCTTTGATGTTGTCGAGTGCCACGCGGTGTCTGATGGCAACAGCTGCAAGCGTGGTGGTGTTTATCGCCTGCTGTGCTGATAACTGGCCTGAGAGTACTGTGTTACTCACTTTCAGCTGTTGGTTATCCCGGTAGGTGTCATATACCCACCAGGCGGCAAAAATAAACAGCGCGGCAATTACCGCTTCTTTCCGGTTCATAGCGCTTCACACTTATAATGGATCACACCGTCCAGCGGGTAACCCTGCAGAGGCTTACAGTAATTCGGGAGTGAATACAGATAACAACCCGCCAACAGAGCAGTAGTCAGCAGGATGATAGCAATGATGATCAACGTTAAGGGGTTCCGTGGCATACCGCGTTCTCCGTATCCCGCCGGTTAATCAGTCCGTGCCACTGCTTGCCACCGGCAAATGTCCAGCGCTTCATTTCGCCACAGGCACCCGCGATATCACCGGTATTGAGTTTCCGCAGCATCGTCGAGCGCGAGAACGCGCCGGGGCCGACGTTGTAGACAAATGAATAGATGGCCGCCCGGGTATTGTCATCAATCGGCACCTTAATCATCGGGTCAACCGCACGCCGGACTTTCGTCAGGTCGTCATGCAGTAGCGCTTTACATTCAGCATCCGTATACAACTTGCCAGGCTGAATGTCACTGCCGGTATGGCCATAACATACGGTGAGCACTCCGGCCACATCACGATAAGGCATATACTCAACACCTTCATATGCGGGGATCAGCACCAGCGCACCGGCAATTGCCCCGGCAGTACAAGCGGCCATTACCTTTTTAACCAATCGCTTATTCATGATGTTCTCCGGCTTTCAACTGGAATTCCTTCCGTTTGTAATACCAGTTAACCAGGAACGTACCGACGGTACAGATGATCCCGGCAACAATGGCCCACTGATCCAGAGATAAAATGCCAAAGGCAGAGGTTATAAGCCCCCAGGCATATGCTGTAGGGCTGGAATATTTGTCAGACATGCGCATATCCACCCCCTGCGGAGTGTTCCGTATGTTGAGTGATAGGGAAATGCCGCAACCGGGTTATATGTTTTAAACAGGTTAAAGTAAGGTGACTGCGGCATTATTCGGAATCCCACCAGCGGCGGGAAAGCAATAAGAAGAGCACTGTGGCCGAATACGGATTAGGTAATGAGCCTGTCGTATTCCAATGCTCTTATTATTGCGGGCAAGAAAAAAGGCCACACATGGCGACCTTTGGAATTTGTTTTATGTCACATAAGTGAAATTTCAGTATGGACGATAAAATTGAGTAAACATAAAATTAAATAGTATGTAGTTTCATACATTACCTTGTTACATGTGCTTTTTCGCCGGTTGCTACTCACCGGCTTTTTTTGTACCTGTGACCCGTCCTGAATAACCGAACATGTGAACTATCCGGAAATTCCGGAGAGTTGAACCTGTAAGTAACTCTTACGAGTTGGATTTCAGGCAATAAAAAACCTGTGGGTGAAAAGTTTAAGTTTATAAGCAATAGATATAGGGATCACCCAATGACAATCTCTGTAACTTATTTGTACAGAGAATTCTCTCCCGGAGGTCTGGTCTTAAACCTTCTGTGTGCCCACAAGTATTGATCCGGAGCATGCATGATTTCTGTCTCAATAATTTGATTTAGCTTCTCAGCATCTGCCGAGTCATCTCCACGCGGAAAATCAGTAATTTCTTTACCAATTATTAATTCGTAAGGCCTCTTACCACTTTCATTATTTCTTACCATCGTTGCAGTAAGTATCGGGGACTTTGATAATTTGGCTATAGTTGCCACACCTTTTGATGTTGAAGCCTTCGCTATCGAAAAGAAAGGGGCGAAGATAGTGCCTTTCGTTCCAAAATCCTGATCAGGAGCAAACCAAATAGCCTGCCCGCGTTTTAGTTCAGATACCATAAACTTCAGATTCTTACGGTCGATCATCCCACTTCCGGAGCGACTTCGGCATCTTGTCTGTATATACTCCATTGCTTTATTGTTGTGGGGACGATACATCGCATTTACAGGAAAACACAGCCCCATAACTCTGCCCCCAAGTTCCAGCGACATGGAATGAATACCAATAATTAAAACACCATTATTTCTGTCATATACATCATTAAAGTTATCACAACCAGTTACTCTAAATATTTCATTAATTCTTTTGTCATTCCAGAACCAGGCAATACCGGTTTCAAATAATGCAATCCCTAAAGATGATAGATTACTTGCGACCATACTCTCTATCTGGATTTTATTTCTGTCAGGAAAACATAATTCTAAATTTTTTTTAATTATGGATACCCGCCTTTTCAGGAATAAACCAGAAAAACGACCTAACTTATCGCCTAAAAACACAAGCCATGGATAAGGCATCTGAACCAAACAGAAAAGCAATAGGATACCAATCCAGGTTAAAATGTACCTTGGGTGAAGAAGCCTGATAGAAAATTTATTCAGAGAATACATTTTTTCCTGACAAGTAATAATTACTACATAATAAAAAGGCCTGATAATATTATCAGGCCTTGGAATTTAGTTTTTCTATTGCCTGGACAACAGCATCACCGTTTTACAAAAAATGCATTTTGCTCCATGCGGATTTGATGCAGAAACATCAAAGTGCGAAGTTCGGTATTGTGTTCCACTGCAACAGGGGCACTGAAAAAACAGTGCTATTATCATTGGTGCGCCTTAGAGACCCACCACATTTGATGCAGACGGACCTTTTGCCCCGTCTTCAATATTGAAGGTAACATTCTGACCTTCAAATAATGTTTTGAAGCTGTCACTCTGGATCGCAGAGAAGTGAACAAACACATCTTTGCTGCCGTCAGCCGGAGTGATGAAGCCAAAACCTTTCGATTCGTTAAACCATTTTACTGAACCAGTCATTGTATTAGACATAGAATTTCCTTTAATTTTTTGATTGCCATAAGGCATATGAGGTTTGTTTTTTATTTTTACTTATGGGAATTAATTAGAAGGAATTCGCAATGAAGTGGTATCGAGGATAACGCTAAATGGTGAACGACTTTAAACTGACTAGCATAAATAGGCCTGTACTTCCAAACCAGTGACCCCATTAAGCCACAGATGATCACAAATAGCAAACTTTATTATTTTATCCCTCGGATGTTACGTATCACTACACGTAAATCACGACTGATTTTAACCAATTATCTTATCTGTTTATCAACATAAAAAAACCCCGTAAAAACGGGGTTTCAGTTTGTAATCAATACGACACAGAAATAACTCTGATCACAATAGCGTCTTTTTTACGATCGTAAAGCATTAATTTTTAAATCATGTAATTTATTCATAAATGTCCGCATACCTCCACGATGTGATGTACCGTCCATTTCCAGTTTTACATCTCCCATTATGAGCATTCCTTCCACCAGCCCTTCTGCCTTCTGGAGTTTTTTCCCTATGTGAGTGTCTGAGCACCCGTATTTCTTCGCCAACCGGATAAACGTTTTGCCGAAAACATAGTAGTCAAAAAGCAGATCATGCATATCGCTGTTGCGGATGTTCAGTTTTGCCATAATGCCGGATATCACCAGTGCATCATTATCAGTACATTGCTGACGACTCTTAACCTTTACGGGGATAAGCCCTTTAAACCCGGCGGCAATTGATGACCAGGTTACAGATTCCGGGTTATCCGCAACCCATGCCCCCCAGCGTTCTAATATCATCTGAATATTGCTCATCGTTTATCTCTCCGCGCTCCGTACAGCGCATTAACCAAAAACACCGATCCCGTATGACCGGTTCATAAATCTAAACAACAACTCCAGCTGACTGCCGTGTTTCCGCTCCCAGGCGTTCACATCCCGGTGTAACTCGTCATGGTGAATACGGCACAGCGGGATGGTGAAAATGTCGTGTGCCTTTGTGCCGGTACCGCCGGTGCCGTGCCCGATGATGTGATGCGGGTCATCTGCCTGCTGACCACATACGCAACACGGCTGACTCTTCACCCATTGCAGGTACTTCGGACACTCCCAGCGCTTTAACTTCGGGATCCGCATAAAACTTGCTGGTGGTTCCGGCTCTATATCAGGAACAATGACAGGTTTTATCTGCTCAACGATGTCCTGAACAATCCGGTTGTGTGAGCGCGCCCGGTGAACGATGGAATGCTCCGTCATGGTGCCGGTTATCTCTTCTTCCGGTGACTGCATCAGAATGTAAGAGCAAATAAAGGCCGGAAGATGCTCACTGACACGATGCATCACAGACCAGGTGAACAAATCGGAAGGATTCAGAAGATGGCCGCCGGGCAGCCGTAAATCGGTAAAGATACTGCGTGCCGCAAATGCCCGCTGGTTGCGTAACAGAATTTTGTCCGCCTGCTGCTGGCAGCATTCCCCCTTCCTGAGAATATTGTCATGATGCCAGCACGTCCGGATAAAACCGTCTTTGTGGCGGGTCATGGTCAGTTCATGGTGATGATACGGATCTGCTTCGTCGTCAATCTGGCAATGATTTACTGATGAAACGTAATGACGAAATCCCTGTAAACCACCGGCAGCTTTTACCACGGCGGGATTGTCCAGGAAACGCAGTACCCGCTCATCTGTCAGCAGCGGCTGTGCATCTGCCGGAACGCGACCGGACGGAACGCCATCCATTGAACGGGGAGCCGCACTGACAACATAACGGGCACCGTTCCGGAAGTTGCAAATTTCACCACCGGGATTAAACATCAGGATCCGGGTATCTTTCTGAACAAAGCCGGTTAACAGGTAATTCATCAGGCCACCGCCGGAGTCATCATCAGTGCCAGCAGTTCCGCTGATTTGCTCTCAAAGAAATGCGGCTGCGTTTCCCTCGGGTTCGCCGGAGATGTGATATTTTTGCCGTACAGAAGCCCCTTTGATGTAACAGACCAGAACAGTTTTTGTGTTCCCTTCGAACCCGGACGGGCTTTCTGTTCGACAATCCCCAGTTCAGCAAGACGTTTGTATGCTTTAGTCGCAGACAAGGCTGCATTGTGATTTTTCAGCAGCGTAGTCAGAGAGGTTGTCGGTCTGCTGGAGCCATCCACCGCGCCCGCCGGTGCATCAATCGCATAGGAGGGAGCCAGATCCGGAAGACCAGCCATTTTTTGCAGTTTCTGATACCCGCCCAGTTTTGAGGAATTCGACAGATTCAGCGTTTTCGCCATAGACTCCAGCAGGATAGCGCCTGCCTGTACCTTATCGGCCAGCTGTACCGCCTGCTGTGTTCCGGCCACCGCATCGAACGTACGGATTACTTTCAGGTTGAACAGCGGGCTTATCCACATGGCATAGGCATAAACAACCTCACGGGCAACATATGTCCCCTGCTCCGTACCGCCGCGAATGGTGTTTACAGAGGCGATGCTCATATCTGAGCATCGGTCGATTTCTGAACACAATGCCTGTGTTGATTCCATCCGCATAAAGTTAGATGGCTTATGGCGCTCTTCACCCCCGGCGGCACGGTGTAAATCATTCAGGCAATAGCGACCGGCCATGTCCCGGCGCACATTAATACCGTCAACAATAATCAGATTGCTCATCGTTTATCTCTCCGCTCATTAAGCGCAGCCGTATACTGCGCCTCACATCGCCAGACCGTTTTTTCTTCTCAGTTCCCGCTGTTTTGCCGTGAAGGCCGTAAACAACCGGTTATAGACAGATACAAATTCCCGTTCGGTGAGAGTGGCCCGGTTCTCTTCCGGTACCGGGTCCGTACAGCGGACCTTTTTTACTCCCCGCCGACAGGCTGCCACCAGTTCCTCATATTCACGGACTTTCTCCTGTGCATCCGGCAATATCCGGAAAGCCATCCGGTCATTCCCCCGCCACCGGGTCGGCGTGACCGCTTCAATCTTCGCTAAAACCCTGACAGCTGACTGGCTGATACTGCGTGATACGCCGTATTTCTCCATGATGTACCCGGAAGTGATTTCAGTTCCGGCCGGTTCCTCTGCCGCAATTCGGGTGTAAAGCATCATCACGCAGCCTCCCGTTCTTTTGCGGCCTGCTCTGTGGCCTGTTTCCAGTACCCGCGAAATGCTGCTCGTCCGGCAATTTCATTCATCCGCCCAATGTAGGATTTGTATTTTGCGACCAGCTCCTGTACGCGGTTTTCTGGCTTCCAGTCGGAGGATGAGAACATTTTTCTGAAGACTTCATCGCACTCGGTGGTGTCGATGTTCTTTGAGTCCGCAGAGCGTTTAAATCCGGCGGCCGTATTCAGCCAGTATCTGAAACCGGAGTTCCAGCAGACATACTGCGTACCCTTGCTGGCGTGGTAATCGCTGAACTTCTGAAACTCGTCCTGAATGTCCAGACCGGCGGCTTTGGCCTGCTCAATGTGTTCTGGTGTCGGAGCAAAGTTTTCCGGCATCACGGTTTTGCTTTTGGCTTTTCCGCGAACAGGATTAATATTTTTATTATCTGGATCTATGACTGGATCATGACTGATTCCGGGTGCAGCTCCTGCACCACTACCGGAACCATTTGCACCACCCGGTGCATCTGCTGCACCAGTCCGGGAACCATTTGCACCACTCCCCCCCGCAGGGTTTGCACCACAGGGTGCAGGAGATTCACCACTCACAGCGGTAGCATCCAGGCACAGATGATAAATATTTGACTGGTTCAGACCGTTGGCCGATTTTCGTGACTCAACACGAACCAGCCCCATTTTCACCAGGGCATTGATGTGGTTCTGCACTGAGCGTTCAGATATTTCACACTGCTCAGCAATGTACGGCACAGACGGCCATGATTCCCCCTGGTCGTTGGCATTGTCCGCCAGTTTGACCAGTACCAGTTTTCGCAGCGGGTTGCCTGTTTTTATCTGCAAAGCCCGTGCAGTTAAAATCATGCTCATGGTTTCACCTCATCCGGACAGCGTGTATACCGTTCCTGAAAGATTTTCAGCGGTTCAAAGCACGGGTGCTCATAACCGTCACGCATGAAAATCACCCAGCCGTTTTCCCGGTCATACCGGATAACACGGACTTTCCGTCCCCGCTTATCGGTGTAATACCGGTTCAGATTGTCAGCTGTTTCTTCAGGCATGCTGACCTCCGCTGCGGTAATAAAACTGTGACCAGCTGTCCTCCACCTTTTGCCGGTCTACCATTTCCGGTTTTTTCCGGTAGTTGTCGGCTGTGCCACCAGCAGGTATGCTTTCAATATAACGAAACGGTTCATTACCAATAACGAGGCATTTAAATTGCTTTTCTGGTTCTGAATGAGTTAATCTGCTCATGCGTTTATCTCTTCACACAAATTGATATAGCGCGACCGAAGCCGGAGGCCGTATACCTTCGGCTTCACCCTTTCTTCCGGTAAATTTCGATAAGCGAATGCCTGTATTCAGTTTCTGCGGCAATGCACCGGTTATGTTTCCTGATAATCTCAACAGCTTCTTTTTCATCGATATACCCGTCATTCGAAATTGATTCCCCGATACACGCATTCAGCGCGGCCTTTCTCTGGTCTACCCGCATACGCAGATCATGCAGTTCAACGCTGTCCAGCGCCCCGGCATCCGGCTTTTGGTATGAAATGCGGCCTATACGCTCATTGAAGTAATCAGCTAAAAATTTCTCTTCTGACAGGTCTTCCAGTGTTTCTAACTGTCCCAGTGTGAAATAACCGGTACCGTTTTTTTCGTAAAGGCGATTACGGAACGCGGGTAATCTGATATTCAGAATAGCCGCCAGGGCTTCATGACCGCCCGGGCAACTTTCCACAAAGTCAGAAACCCGTTGTTTAAGATCCACAATTCGAATTTCTTCCGGTAATTTATTTTTCATTGCTGCTATCCTGTGTTTTATTGTCAGAACCAAAGCCACTGACAGAATGCTTTGCGGGGCATCCGGTAAATTTTGCCGGGATTTTTTCTGTGAAACCGGTTTGCTTTTAATTGATGAAACCTCATCCAGCGTCTGCGCTTTGCTAATATTCTCGGACTGATACACATGCTGAAATAAATCCCGAGCGGGAACAGCACCAGAAACTGAAATAACATCAACCAAAGGAGTAATTCGAAATGCTCAGCAGCTTCTGGGGTGAGTTCATATTGATTTTCAACGCTAACCCGCGTCTGATTACCCTGATTTGGACTGCTTGTTGGGCGGTAATCTCTTTCGGACTGGGTGTTTGGGCCGGTCACTACCTCGCCAAAAAGCGGGACCGAAGAAAGGAATTTAATGCTGTCGCTGATCCGCTGTTCCTCAGGCTCGACAAATTTCTCGACGAATGCAGGGAAGATAAACGAGACATGCCGAACATCACCAGAGATGACTTCAGAACCCTGCGCCCGCACTTGTCCACCAGTCAGTGCAATCGCTATAACGCAGCCGTAGACGCATTTTTTGGTGCTCTTGACCAATTTTCCGAGTACGACGGAAGAATTGTTCCGATCATCAGTGACCCCAAGAGCGTGATCCCCACCATTACCGACTTGCTTGTTTTTGTTAAACACCGCTAATACTCTCATTGCCTACTCACTTTCAGATTGGGTTGTAGTTAACCGTGCTTTTCCGTGCTGCTATGCTGATAAAGTGCAGGGTTGTACTTGAGCTTTCCTTTTGTAATCTTCTCTATTTCATACGCCCTGCCTTTCGGAATCACGTCATCCCATCCGGATACAGAGGGGTGCTTTATTCCAAGGGCATCCGCTGTTTTGCAGATACCGCCAAAGTAGTTAATGACATCCGCTTTTTTCATATGAAGTTCCTGATAAGTCAGTTACATACAAAATGTAAGATATCCTACATAACAATGTCAAGATTCCTACATTTCATTTTGGTAGGATTGCCTACATGGAAATAAATGAAAGAATACGGCTAAAACGCCGCGAACTTGGAATGACTCAGCAAGCACTGGCAGATAAGACCGGTGTAAATCGCGTGACTGTTACTGGGTGGGAAAAAGGTGACTACCAACCAAACGGAGTGAACCTGCAACAACTAGCAGAAGCATTAGAAACTAATGCCAAATGGCTCACTGATGGTGTGACAGATGAACAAACAAATGTCAGCTTTTCAAAATTCAACAACCCTCGTGGTGAATACCCTTTAATTTCATGGGTTAGTGCAGGTAATTGGTGTGAGGCTCTGGAACCGTATCACCGGAAAGTAATTGATAAATGGTACGAGACGACCGTGTATTGCTCTGAAGAATCTTTCTGGCTTGAAGTAAAGGGAGACTCTATGACTTCTCCATCAGGCCTGAGTATCCCCGAAGGAATGGTGATTCTGGTCGATCCGAGAGTTGAACCAGTATCAGGAAAGCTCGTCGTGGCAAAAATCGACTCTGACAATGAGGCTACATTTAAGCAGTACATTGTTGATGCCGGTAATCACTATCTTAAGCCACTAAATCCACAATACCGAATGATAGAAATAAACGGAAATTGCCGGATCATCGGTGTTGTTGTTGATGCAAAGATCGCCCGCCTGCCATAACCCGCAGAAATCTGTAAACCCCGGCCTGGGGTTTATTTTTCCACCTCAATGTAAGTTTTCCTACAAAACCTTGACACAGAAATGTTGGATATCCTACATTTGTACTATCGAAATGTAGGAGAGTAATTAATGCAAAGCGAACCAATCATCACCACCAACAACATGTCAGCAGACGAAGTTGCTGCGTGGATCACTGAAAAAGCCCGGGCGCTTCAAAAACTGCAATCACTCCGTGCTGAACGCCAAAGAGAGATCCGTGACCACGAGCGCACTATGGCCCGCCTCGATGAAGACATCGCCAGATGGGAAGACTTCTGTGCTTTAACAGTACAACCGCAGTAACGGCTGCGTATCTGAATAACTGTGTGAAGAGTAAGGCGACAAAATAATAACGGTGTAATCCCTTGTTCGCGGCTGTGCAGCTCTGAACCTTAAAACGGAGGAGCGATGATAATGTCCGTCTGCCAGCCGCAATTTTTTAAATCGCCAATAACAAATTCTATTGAGGAGACAGACGCAATGGACTTTAGTCAGTTGCCAAGAAATATTCAGGAAATCGCTGTCGATTTTTTGGAGGAAATAAGTCCGGATGATAAAGAGCCATCCCTGAAAGTCATCACATTGATAAGAAATGGATTTACAGACATGTATCAGGCAATTGCATCTGAAAATGCTCAGTAAACCATACTGTCAATAACCAGAAATTAAATACATTACAGCCGGTTAAAAAATTATTTTATTCCGTTTATCCGGCGGAATTATTGCTGCCCCGCACCGGGAAAAAATAAATTAATACGATATAAAATCATTATCACTGATAAGGAACTGTCTATGTCAAAACAGGATAACCCAAGTGTTAAGATTAATATTACTGTGACCTTAAATGAAGCACCCTGCATTAATGTTGAGGTAAGTAAGGAATTCAACATACCTGAAAATTCACCTTATATAGCCTCTTTTTTAGAAAAAATCGGTGAACATATTGCCAGCGAAGGGACGACTACAGAGGCTATAAAAAAAGCAATAAAAGACACCATTAAAAAAAGAAATATTCACTGAAGCTACGCTCTTCTTATATCTGAACAGTCTTAATCGTATACGGTGATGTGCAGAGTGTGACTATGAAAATGTTAACTTTGGATGAATGGGCAGAAGACCGGTACAGGAGCCGCCCGCCTAAACTGGGAACATTACAGCGGTACGCCCGATGTGGTCTGTTTTTCCCACCGGCACAGAAAGAAGGTGGTATTTGGCGCGTGAGAGAAGATGCCGAACTTGTCGGTAATTTAATCTCACCGGTGATCAGCAAAAGTGACAATCCCAGGCTGCAAAGGATTTTAACTGATGGCTGCCAGACCCCGTAAAAATAATATCGATATCCCCAACCTGTACCCGTTTTTCAGCAGGAAAACCAGCAAGGTGTACTGGCGCTACAGACATCCCGTCACCGGGAAATTCCATTATCTCGGTGACAACGAGGAAGAGGCCAAAATAATTGCGGTTGAGGCTAATCTGCGTCTTGCTGAACAGCGAAGCCGTCAGGTAATGGCGATCAGTGATCGGATGGCAAAAATAAAAGGCAAAGAAATCACTGTTAATACCTGGCTGGATCGGTACCAGAAAATCCAGGCGGAGCGTCTGGCAGATGGTGAAATAAAACAGAATACCTTTAAACAAAAACAGAAACCTGTAGCACTGATGCGTCATGCGTTGTCACAAAAACCATTACCGGCAGTCGATGCCCGCGATATTGCCGATATTCTGGATCAGTATAAGGCCAGTGGTCAGCACCGGATGGCTCAGGTTGTCCGTTCGGTCTTAATCGATGTCTTCAAAGAAGCGCAGCATGCCGGTGAAGTTCCGCCGGGATATAACCCTGCTCTCGCGACAAAGCAACCACGGAGAAAGGTAACCCGGCAACGACTTAACCTGGAAGAATGGCAGAAAATTTATGATATCGCCTGTAAGGACCATAAATATCTCGGAAATGCCATGTTGTTGGCTGTTGTTACCGGACAGCGCCTCGGAGATATTTCAGAAATGAAATTCCGTGATATATGGGATGATCATCTGCATGTCATCCAGCAAAAAACCGGAACGCGGCTTGCTATCCCCCTTTCCCTCCATTGTGATGCACTCAATATCAGCCTGCGGGATGTGATTGCCGGATGCCGTGATCTGTATGTCAGCAAATATTTAGTCCACTACACACGAAACACATCACAGTCACAACCCGGCGGACAGGTAACCGCAAATACCCTGACCACCAACTTTAAAAAAGCCAGAGATAAAACCGATATCGATTGGGGAGAAGGTACGCCAGCAACATTTCATGAAATGCGGTCATTGTCAGAGCGTTTATACCGGGAACAGGGAATTAATACCAAAAACCTGTTGGGGCATAAAAACCAGCAGCAAACCGATAAATATCATGATGATCGTGGCAAAGATTGGATAAGGGTATTGATATAA